GGGAATTCGGCAGCGGAAACCTTAATGTCAGCAGATTTCAGGATGACGGACAGTCGATGGTTAGTATTGGCCGGCCCAGGGATCGATTTTGTGTTACACTCACTGAAGAACAGTTGAGGGCCATTGTCGTGAGGGTATCGACCAAGAAAGTTCAAGAATCTTCCATCGCTGATGTGGAGCGGGTAATGAAATCGTTTCAAATCCCCGACTCCAATGCGAAAGCACCGACGCTATTTCAAATGTTACCCGACATCAAATCATTATCCGACTTCAAAATTCTGACAACGACGTGACCTGTTGCGACGGACAACCTTAACTACCAGACCATGGGAATTTCCATCTACGAGGATGGGACACCCACGGCCAGGGAGGTTGGACCACGGCTGATGAAAAACGGAAACGTTGCTCCATGCCGTTCAGAAAACAACGATGAATCGTGTGTTGCTAACAGGATTGTCAAAGTTCGGAACACCGTGATCAAGTGGCCAGCCCAATGGGACCGTTGGGCGGCGGAGTTCGCACAAGAACTCATCCCAAATGAAATGGTCCATACCGGATGCCCAGATTCCATCGAAGAGATAATGGCTCTGCAGAATCGACCCACGCAGGTATCCTCAGCTCTAGCCGCAATGCCTTTTGCTTTCGCTTACAAGACAATTGTTAAGTCGTTTCAGAAAGCAGAATCCTATCCAAAGGTTTGCGCCCCACGTAATATCTCTACCGTAGATGCTGATCACCGCACACGGTACGGAAGCTTCATATACGCTTTCACCCGAATGATATTGAAGCAGCAGGACTGGTACGCTTTCTCGAAAACACCTCGAGAGATTTCGGAACAGGTCATGCGCGTGGCCCAGGGTGCGAGATATCTAGTACCAACAGATTTCTCCGCCTGGGATGGAACTCACAGCAAAGTACTGGTTGAGTTCGAGCTAGCCATTATGAAACGACTTTTCGGACCCGAGTACCATCTCGAATTAGAGACTTTGTTAATGTCACAATACAACGCAGCAGCATTTACAAAGCATGGCGTTAAGTATAACACCGTTTGGTCAAGACTATCTGGATCTAGCGACACCAGTGCGTTTAACTCCCTTGACAACGCTTTAGTGATGTACATCGTACTTCGCGAGAGTCACGTCCCACACTCCGATGCGGTAAAACGTCTCGGGTTGTTTGGAGGGGATGACGGCATTCAGGCTGACGTCCGTGTTGACGTCATGCAGAAGGTAGTCGCCAAGATGGGACACACCATCAAGATCAAGATGGTTGTACCGGGTGAACCGGTCGACTTTCTCGGGCGTTATTACTTGGATCCGTGGACATCACCTGACTCAGTCTGCGATATCACCAGACAGATGAGGAAGCTGCACATAACAACAACATCAGCTGATGTCCCAGGCCACGTTGCACTTTACAACAAAGCAACTGGTCTTTACACGACAGACCCAACAACACCGATCATAGGCAACTGGGCGAGGAAAGTGATTGAGTTATTAGAGAACGAGTTCGGGCGGGAACAACTCCAACAGTGGAAAACCAACAACTCCGATGCTTTGAAACCGGAACGAAAATTCTTTGCGCAAGAACAGTACAATGGGAATCAGTTCCCAGTACCCGCGGAGAACGCCGAGGTAGCGATGAAATTCGCAGCAGAGCAAACAGGAGAATCCATTGCTTACATCTTGGACGTGTGTGCCCACATCGACGCGGCGACGAACTTCAGGGAATTCCCGGAGGACGCGTTCGAGCATGATCGAGAGGTCACGGTCGAAGCCGTCATCAACGGGGAGATCGTGGGACCGCCCGTTCATAATCAGATCACAACTTCAAGTGTCAAAACTTCAAGTAGTACTAGCTCAAATGTCTCAAATCCGGAAAGTGACTCAGAGTGCGACGATGCCTCAAGTGGTGGACTGGGAGGAGATGGACGTCGAACGAGCGGGGTTCACGGGCAAGCCTGTGTCTCTCAAACGTTTGATGGGAAGTCGG